CGCACACAGCGCGATAGAAACCATCCTGGTAGGTAGGAGTGTTCCGCTTGCGCAGGCTCTTCACCACGCGCAGCAGGTCATCCTTAACGTCGAACTTGGCTTGCTCGGCGTTGGTGTAGGTCAGAGAACCCACAGCCAGGTTGCCAGGGAAGTAGTAACCACCCTGAGAGTCAGAAGACTGACCCTTGGACACAGCTTTCAGGAGTTCATTGATGAACACCCGATCGCGCCAACGACGATAGTCGTCGAGCAGAGTCAGAGAACCGATCGACTGGTGGAAAGCGGTGAGGTTACCGGTATCCAGCAGAAGACGCTGCGCGGTGATCAGAGTCTCGCGAGCGATTTTAAAAGTGCTGGGCTGGGTCGGATCAGCCGGGTCGGCAGGGCCGGTGTACTCACGAAGAGTCACCAGAACCTTATCTTTCACAATGTTGCGGCTGCTGGCAGTACCGATGGTCTGCTCTGCAGTACGCTCACGAGATTCTTTGCTGCCGGGGTTACCGAAGAAGCGGTAACGATCAAGCTGCACAGTCTGGCCCGGTTGCTTGCTGAAGTCATGGACAACAACAGGCTCCACGGCCATCTCTACAATGTACGCGGGATGCGGACGGTAGAGTTCGGCACCGAGCAGCTTTGGAAAGTCATTATCAACGAACATTCGTTGATAAACTCCAAAAACTACAGTCCTACTTTAACGGTCTGAAAGTTAGATATAAAACCTTGTTGTCTTACTTGTAGCGGTTAGACATTTTTCTGATTACTGCTATTAACCGTAGAACTGTACGTATGAATGAGATTTCGAATACCCTCACCAAGCTGATAATACGGACCACCTAAATTAGTCACATATTGCCCTGCTTTACCTCGATAGATATATCGGTTAGTAACACTCATAGAGCCTGGTTCAGTAGCTCTGACTAACTCTGTGTGGGTGCGGCAGTATGCAGGAGGTTGATAAATCCACGCTGCGCGGGATCCGCTGTCGTCGTTTGTTGGGTTGATTAAAGCAGGGCCGCTGTAGATCCCGTGGACGTTGCCGCCGCCAGTCCAACCTTGTGCGGATGTGTTGCCTGCCGGGGTTTTGAACGGATCGTATGCTTGTGTATCGGGCGCAAAACCGCCGAAATACAGATATTTTCCAGAATCGCGTAAACCAGGCTGAGGCCCGAAATTAGTTGCAACCTTGGCACCAGCAATCGTGGTTACCGAGAGTACGCGATAACCCTGGTAAATGCTCGTTGCACCGCTAGGTGCGTAATATTGATATTCGTAGTCATTCCAATAACCGCTGGGTGCTGGAGGAACACTGCGCCAAGCCGTGCTTATATAAGGATTAAATCCGCGTTTTTCGTCTTCCTGAACAATAAAGCTATTGTCTTCAGCAATTAAAAAAACCGAACTTAATTCCGTGGAATCTTCGCACAAAATATAAAAAGGGCCGGCATAAAACTCTCCGCTGGCATTCGGAGGACCAGCAGTCAGAACACCATAATCAGATCCGACATCCATGACGCCGGATCCAACAAACTTATAACCTTCGTGAGCAGGACCACTTTGGATCCGCCGAGGCCCGCTGTCGTATTTCCAATTCCGAAGCGGGTTGTAGCCCATTTATTATTGTTGCTTTTTCTTTTTGTATTCTACGGCTTTCTGTTTAGCCTTCACTCGTTCGGGTAAATCACCTTTAGTTTCTTTTTCGTACTCAGCTACTTTTTCTTTTGAAATTTCACCACGTTCGGCCATCGCATAAAATTTGCGACGCTGAGCTTCCGATGCAAAAGGCACGATTTAACTAAAAGCTATGCCTTAAGTATAAGACCGTTGCTGATGTCAACTAAACCAGTACCAGAAAAATGACCAAAGGAAGTTAAATCAATTTTTGGCGATTGAATTGCCCGCCACAGACCGACCATATCCATAAAACGGATGTCATCTAAAAACAGCCAGCGCTTTTTGCAGGGCATCGCCAGTTTGGACAACCGCTGCAGAAAAATCGGCTCAAATTGATTGTCCTTAGGACCGTCGCACATGATGAAATCAGCCGACTTAAGCAAATCTTGATTGTCGTGGAAAGTATCCGAATCAGATAGGTCTTCCAGTTTTTGCTGAATGCCGTGTTTTTGGCAGATTTCAGGCGATAAAACAGTATCAGCTAAATCGGCGTAAGGAACAATATCAAACGTAATAACATCAGTATCATCAAGCGAGTATTCGCCCATGATACGCGCAGACAATCCTGTAAAAGTTCCAATATCAACCATCAACCGAGGTTGAAACAACTTGACCAACGCAGCCAACAGTCGGTAATGATCTCCCGGAAATGCGTTAACAAAAGGACCGGGAATATCAATGTGAAGTCTAGAAGCTTCAAAAATCAAAGATGAAATAAACGCATATTGATCAAAATTCTGAACAGCAGGATCGTCATCAACGGAGGCAATAACGCTTTGAATAATATGCCGAGGATTACGAATAAAATCAGTCTGTGCTTCTGGGTAAGCGAACCACTGCGGATCGGCTTTCGGTCCAGCAGCAGCGTTAAGTTCGATGATCTCCACGGTGAGACAAGTGAATATCGGCTTTCACGGTAGCAGCATATTGACAATAAAAAACCCCGCCGAAGCGGGGCTTTGTGAACATTCGACCTGAGTGTATCAGGCGTTATCCATCACGAGCAGCTTTTGACGGAAAGCGTCGGGGCTCATGTTGGACAGATAGCGCCAAGCGTGTTCGGGGTTACGGTTCATCACCGCACCGAACTGCTGCCACTGACCTTCGGGATTTGCGCTAGGAGCACCCGTGGGAGCGCCAGCAGGCACAGCAGGCATGTTGTACTGCTGTTGATACGCATTCACAGCCTGAGCAGCTGCGCTGTCGTCAACATCCACCGGGTACACCTCAGTAAAGAAGCGATCGGTGTAATCGGCCAGCTGATCGGGATCGGTCAGGATTTGCTCCATGGCAGCGCTACGAAGCTGGATTTGCTCCAAAGTTTCGTTTTGGCTGATCAGAGCATCCTCAAGAGTAACGGAGTACTGATTGAGGATGGCGGGAGCTTCCACGCCGAAATGCTCAACGACCTTTACGGTTTCGGGGCTTAGTTGAACGGTTTGGCTGGGTGCGACCGTAGAAGTCGGATAAGAATTCGGGGTTGTAAACCCGTTGTTGTAAGAGGTCGGAACTTCCGAAGGGGTTGGAAATTGCAACCCTTGGAGAGCTGAAGTCGGATTGCTCAGTTGAGTATCCCATGCCTGCGGGGCGCTCGGATACTGTGACGCCGGGGCCTGGGGCGTAATCCGTGAGACCACCCGTTCCAGCGAACCCATCGCTGCTTCCCACGGATTCGACGGGGACGGGGAGGACGGTGACGGGCTGGACTGGTAACTGGTAGTAGGGGCCGTAGCGGGTGTTGCCTGCGACTGCGGTGCGACCGTAGCCGTCGGCATAGTTACCACCTGGGTAGGTTGACTGGCCACCCATTGCGGGTAGGAGCCCGGCGACTGCACCTGGGGCGCCGCCACTGGGGCTGCTACCGCCTGGGAGACCGGGCTCGGGATCGAAGCTTGGATCTGCTGGCTCATAGCTGCCCGAGTAAGTTAATTGCTGCGAAAGGTGATCAAACGTCCTATAAAGCAAGGGCGCCAGATTGAGTCTGGGATCTACGCCTAACGGTTTGTCAGGCGCAAGAGGATGTGGCGTTTGCAACATCTGACTCAATAATACTAAAAATTGTTGGAGTGCGCTCTGAGTTTGTTGAACCATTCTGAATTGGAATCCATTCAACATTTCAGACCGCTCGCTTTCAGTTTTATCCGGGAACAGGAAAGCTAAAGCTTTAACGCTGTCAACACCGAGTTCTTGTAAGTTGCGTACAACGATAGATTTACGGTTGATATCTTCAGCGGTGTCTTCATAAACATCGCCTTGGAATCGATAAGAAACTTTTCTATCGCCGTCGGGAGGAAGACCCACGACACCAGGCGGAACCTTGTTGTTTTGAATAGCAATTTGAATAGCTTGATCGACTTTTGAATCAAATTTTTGCAGCGCAATTTGATACTTTTGAATTAATTCAGGATCTTGCTCTGTAGGAGCAGTCGGTTGTTTAAGACCCGACATAGCAATAAAGCTATCCCGGAAAACTTGCTCTTGATGATACAAAATCATCTCAAGCAATTTATTAAAACCGTAAGTAAGGAAACTCTTATTTTTACGTAAGGCCGTGGCTTGAGCACGACCCATCAAACCTTTAATTTCCGTTGCGGTAGCGCCAGCCGAAATCGAAATTTCATCCACACCGCCTAAAGCTGTGCGAATTTCTTCGCGCATTAATAAGGCGTAACGGTTCATATCTCCGTTAACCGGATCCGGAGCGATGTAGCCAACACGATCGCTGGCTTCAACGTTGGCGATAATGCGCGGCACACGCAATCCGCCGAGCATCGATGAACTACCAAACGGTTCGCTTACCCGAGTAGACGGGGAATCGAGACCAGCAAATCCACTTTGACTTGCAATCGTCGGCCTGAAGGCAGTATCCGCATTAGATGCTTCGACAAGATCACTACGAGGCCGCGAACTAACCAGCGTGGGGTTGCCAAAAAATTCAATATTTTTGGCAATATTTTTGATGATCTGATCATGAAGCACAATCTGCTCCATGAACGAATCAAAATCGCCTTCCCCTTCTGTACCGCTAGAGTTCGGTTTATTTAAAACTTCAACAGCAGGAATAAAACCAAGCGGATTGGGCCGCGTTCGACCGCCACCGGCAAATCCATTGGGCTCAAGCTCGAAACTTAATTTGGTATCCGACTCAAACTCACTGATTTCATCTTCTTTGATTGAAATCCTGACGTATTTTTCATTAGTGCCGTACTGGTCGCCAGGCAATCCGACAGAGGGACCTTTAACTTTGTAGCTGTAGATGATTACGACTTCTTCTAAAGCACCATTTACGTCGTGATAAACCCGATATTGATCTTTCTTGAAGAATGAAATCTGATATTTGATTTTGGGGTCAGGCCGAAAATAAAAAAGTCCGCACCCATCGATTAAAAAATTCCTAATAACTGACGGAAAACGAATATCAAGCTTATTAAGCTCAATAATATCTTCTAAAAATTTAGTTCTGACTTTAAAACTATCTTGATCACAGTAAAAATATAAACCTTTTTTAATCATAAGCAGCGTCATCTGCTGCAAATGAGCGACCACGGTCATCGTCGCCGCTTGGTGCGATCGATCCTGCGTTCGGGCAGCTTCAAGGATTTCCCCGAACCTAGATTTAATCGATGTATCCGTGGACATTTAAAAACTCACACCAAGTTACGCAAAGCTGATCATTTAGCTTCTTTTTTATTACGCAGCTCTTTCATTTTGCGAGCTTTATCACGAGCTTTCATATGCTTTTCTTTACTCTCTTCTTTTTTGGTTTCGCTTTCTTCATGCTTTTCGCCTTTTTCTTTGGCTTCAAAATGCTTCCGAAGAGCCTCAGGCATTTTACCGGCCATCGCTAAAAAGGAATTTACGTGCTCTCTTAATTGTAAACGCCTCGGTCGGCAATAGCTCAGGAGGGTAGTACTCCAAAATATGATCCGTACGACCTATAGGATCAGTTGCTCCGACTTCAGGCGCATAGTCTGCGATGAAATTTTGCATTTCGTCGCTGTTTAACGGTGCTGCGGCGGCAGGAATGTAATCAAAACAGTGAACAAATGAATGACATTTGATCTGACGCCGCGTATTGTCTCCCATCCAGCTGAAATGCCATCCGCAGGTGCCTGTGGCCACCTCAGTCGGATCCGAAAAAACACTTTTATCGACAACTTGACCGTCTTTATAGAAATATTCCCCTTGGTTCTCACGTAAAAGCGACAAACTCTGATTTTTGCGCTGATGGTTAATTAAAAAATACGGTGCGGTCCATAAATAAGGCACTTTATTGGGCTTACAAGCCCGACGGTCAGCCCGCCCGACAAGAAAAACCATTGGCGCGTGGACAATCCTGTCGGAATTTGCACTTACAGCACGTAGCGCGTCATCTAATTTCTCAGGATCCAATATTTCATCACAATCGGAGACAAAAAAGACCGTATCGTCCGAAAACATGTCCATTGCGTACGCCAGAGCGTCTCGTTGCCCACGTTCGCGTACCCAAGGGTCTGGATTGTCTTCGATAGAAGGAAGTTGTACCTTCAATAGGCTTATTTTTTCTGACGGGATGCCTAATTCCTTAATTGTTTCTTCGCAAGTGAACTCTTTTGGTTCCCCACGATGCGTTTTATTGGCTTCAACAATTAAAAAACGATCGACGTGATCATGAAGCATCCGAACACGAAGTTCTAGAAGTTCTGCTTCGTTGAAATAAGGAAAACAATCAATGAACATGTTGATATACCGAAGTAGTTCCAAAGAAAAACATTTTTAAAGCATCATTTGCAAATAATGCAGGCGGCAGATCCTCCATAGCGCACTGTTTAAGGATGTGATCGGGACGATTTAATGGATCGTGACCGTTATGTTCAGGTTCATAAGTTTCTAAATATGTTTTTATATCGTCATTATCGAATAAATAGTGCTCTGCAATTGAGTTTGCTTTTACGTTTCGTTTTTTAGCTCCACCCATCCAAGTTAGATGCCATCCGGCATCACGATTGCCGTAATACATATACTCCCCACGGGAGCGAATCTGGCTCAGAGTTGTATTTCTAATTTGATCACTACTTACGACCATACCGCAACGCCATTCAAAGGGCGTTCCGTTAGGAGAATATGCTTCTAAATTTGGGCGCCCGAAAAACATGCGCATCGACAAACTCACATATTGATCTGGATATTCTTTTGCGAGTTCAACAGCCTCCTTGAGCTTCTGTGGGTTTGGAATTTCATCGCAATCACTAACAAAAAAATGAATCCCGGATGGCGCCTCGCGCATTGGGATTGCTAGAGCGTCGCGCTGCGCACGCTCACGAATCCACGGATCAGGAACCTCCTCAGCCGAAGGCAATTCAACGTGGATTAGTTGAATTTTGTCTTCAGGTAAACCTAATTCTTTTAAATATTCGCCGCATTTAAAAGGCTTCAGGTCACCTTTATGAGTTCTATTAGCTTCTACAATAAAAAAAGCATCTACATGATCTTTGAGTGTATTAACACGAACTTCAAGAAGTTCCTTTTCATTAAAAAAAGGAAAGCAGTCGATAATCACTGTGCGCCAGAGTAACTGGCAGTATATTAACTCTTACGCCGAAATTTGACCAGCCCGAATACTCCGACCGGGACGAGGCAACATACGTTGTCCTTTAGCAGACGGAATAACAGACGTACCTGCACTACTAACTTGAGGAGTGTATCCATTCACAGGCTGAGAACTAGAAGGAGACCCCGTTTGATCAAAAACAGTTTGCGCTCGTTTAGCTTTAGCTTTAGATAAAAGTTCTGAAACAATTTCAGGAGATTGGCGCAAGGAAGCTCCCGTGGCCGCACTCTGCAGCGAAGGAAGAACTGCTTGCGGCGCGGCCTCCGTGGACTGATAACCAGGAATATTTTGTTCAGTTCCAGCAAAATTAACCATGGTCGGCAACTGCGCTTTAGCTTGCCAATTTGCTGCGTATTCTTGATTTTTCATAGCGCGGGCAAAAAAATCTCCCGCTTGCGAAAATCCGTCTGCCATGATTTAAGAACTCCTTTTTTTAATATACTCGGAAGCTTTGCGACGAGCTTCGCGAGCTTTAGTTGTATTAGGAACTTGAGTATTTACAGGTTTATCTCCAGCCGTGGCCTGCTTTTTAGCTTCATCAGTCGCACGACGTTCTTCTGGGGTTAATTGAGCCCACGCAGACTTAGGCAGGTATCGTTCAGTTCTTCCTTTTTCCCGTGCAATATCAGCCATTTTTAATTATCTAAAAATTTGACCGCCAGCTTTGGGCGTATAGAAATCGCTTTTTTTCATCAAAGCGGCCCCAACAGCCGCTTTATTTAACAGCTCATCTTTTAAAGGATTAATAATGCTGCTGATAATTTCCGTATCGCTTAGAGCTGCCCGACGAGATTTTGCTAAATCCGCTGTAGTAACCAGGGTGTCATAAAAACTTTTATCTGGATCAAACAGAGCGCTTAAGTAATCCTTTGCGGTAGCCATGTTCAGCGCTCCTTACGCTTCTCGTATTCTTCGCGAGTCATCCAATCTTCCTTACCCCAACGAGTAAGTCGGTTGGACGAAGACTTTTTGCCTTCGTAACGCCCGCCCATTTCTTTATAGTACTTGACGGCTAACTGCATTGCTCGGGCTGAGTGACCGCCAAGCTTTTTTCGAGCTTTGGCTTTTGCTCGTGCCCACTTTTCAGGATCTCTTTTTTTAGCAATTTCGGCCATTAGTAAAGGACCACGACGCTATCAATGGTCGAAGTCCCTGAAATAGTTGTACAAGAGAGAGGAATAAGTTGATCAGATCGAACCGAATTTAAAGTGATGGCGCTGGTGGGACCACCATCCGCAGGAACGATAACGAGTTTATAAGCCGCCGTTGATGAAGATGCTTGGGTATATAAAGCGCGACAAGAAGGAAAATTCGCATTAGTCCCAGACGCAACAACAAATCCACTCGCATACGGCAAAGTTGCACTTTGCCCGTAATACGATCCAAATGCTTTAACGTCCATATCAAGGGAGTGTTTCTACCAGTTTAACCAAATACTCAATAGCCTTCTCTAAATCTTGTTTTCCATTTTTATCTTCCCAACGCCAAAGATATTTTTGAACGTTTCCCCATAAAAATCCTTGATATCTCTCAATACCCATTAAACTTTGTATGACTTCAAAACACTCCAGACCATCTTTATGATAATAAGATGGTTTAATAGGATTTAGATCATTCAAATTTGATGATTCCATGAGTTTCTAAACGATGGCAGTTAGAACAGAGTACTCGACACTTGGCAATTTCAGCTTCAATTTTTTTAAAATTACGTGTCAAAA